TAAGTCTGTTGCTGCTGTTTCTATAACGAAATAGAAAGAAGCACCAATATTATTAGCTTGGTTTGGATCTGTTGCATCAGTTGGAACTGAAATATTTATAGAAGGTAAAGTAAATTTACCGTCAGCATCATTACACAACAAGATTTTTCCTGCGTGGTCTGCTACTGTTAAAGTAGTATCTGCTGTTAAAGAAACAGAGTTATTAACCCCTGCTGAAATAAATCCCGACAATGATTTGACTGGACCTGAAAAGGTTGATTTTGCCATAATTTCCTCCTGGGAAATAAGTTCTACCGTCTTGGCTTGTCTGCTAGGTCAGTCTGTAGAACAAGTTAATAATTCCTAGAGCTTTATTCTATACTCGTTCTGCAAAAAAAGAAAGGGAGCAAAAAGCTCCCTTTCTAAAGATCCTTTAGAACTTACGCTCCTGGAGATCCGTAAATACCACGCCAGTCACTAAAGCCGAAAGAATATCTTTCTCTAGCTTTGTAACGCATGTTACCTGTCTCAAAGTCACCTTCCATACCAGTCGACATAGCAGCTCTAACAAAATGCTTTAATCCATTAGGAGCATCTGTTTTTATGAAGAATGCATCTGTATCTGTTAAGAAATGGTTAACTGTGTAACCACCAGGAAGCATGCCCATATTTTTAAGAGCGTTAATATCGTTGTCGGAAGTTCCTACTCTATTCGGAGTATTTAACAATCTATCAGCTATGAACTGTAACTGAGGTGGAATGATTAGCTTTCTAGCCTGAACGTTAGTTTTTAAACCACGTTCATCTTTAAATCCAGCAATGTCAATCATTGCGTTCTCTAAAGAAGTTTCATTCAAGTCAGCTGCAGTGCTCGGCTCGTTAGCTTGGTCACCAGCAGTCAAGGTTGGGTGATCGGTAGCAAAAAGTTCTTTACCGTCTCCTCCTGGAAAGCTTGATGAAAAGCCGTTGTTAAGTACATTAGCAGCTTTCACTTGTTTCGTTTGACTCATTGAACGAGCTAACGCTTTAGTGTACCTTGCTGATATACTGTCATATAGATTATCTTCTATAGCTTCTTCTGTTAAAGCAAAAGCCAATGCTACAGTCTCGTGTGAGTATCTAGCAGTGAAAGTCTCTTGAGCATAGTCATAACTGACTGATGATCCTTCGCCTTTTACTGGAGCTTCACCGAAACCTGATAACATAACTTCTTCTTCAAACGCTCTATCTGAATTTTCTGTGTCGAAAATTTCTGAATGTTCGTTTTCGTATCTGCTATACTCAAGTCCAAAAAGAGCGTTTAATCCAGGCTCTAGTTCTTGCACTAATTGTGCTCTATTAATTGCCATCTCTAATTACTCCTTATGAATTGCCGAAGACAGAGGCTGGGAATGTTACATACATCCTAGCGTGCTCGCCAATACTGTTTGATGGTTTATCTGGAAAGCCTACTACTAACGCAATACCACTAGAAGTGGTTGCTGTAACAGCCTCTTTCGATCTACCTGTGCTTGAATCACCTGCGGTTGTTGTTATAGTATTTGTTGTGCCGATAGACGCTTGTGTAGGAGTAGCAGATGCCTGCGCCTCATAAACAATATCTGGATCGACATAAACAAATGCTTTAGCATTCGCAGCACCTAGTGTAGCAGTGCTACCGACCCAAGATTTTGAAAAAACCTTTTCGCCTGTAGTTGCTGAGTATTCCACTCCGTAAAAAACACCTAGTGGGGTACCTGTTGCAGTACCTTGGATAACTAAACCACTCGAGAGATTTACAACATCACCTGAAAAGATTGATGCTGAAGTTCCGCTTGCTATTGCAAACTCTTGTGGTCTGATTGTTCCACCAGACATATGATATGCGGGAGTGAAGCCATCTGGGTCATTTATATTCGCCATTTTTTATTCACCTTATAATATATGTGTTAAATTTCCCTTAATTTATAAAATTAAGAGCCTTTTCCGAAAGTTATCTTTGATGATCTATTAGGCTGACTAATAGGCATCGAAGGATGACTTTCTCTCATTAAATCTGTGTCAACAGCACGCATTGCGTCAGCAGTCATACCATCAAAGTAATCTTGCCTCTCTTTAACTGTTTCCTCAGGTATTCTTGCCAGGATTAATCCACCTACTCCGATAATACCAGCGTGTCTACCGTCTAAGATCGTTGGAGCTTCGAAATCTGGATATTCTTCAGCACGAACAGGTTCAAAGCCTTCACGTAAACGTTTAGACATATTGGTTCTGTCGTCCTGACCTAATATAGATTCTCTAATCCATCGATGCTTAAAGCCTGGAGGGGCTGCTGGTGCATCTAGTGCAGAGGGTTGTTTCCATGGTGTTCTGCGAGATGTTTTTTCTCGTGCTTGTGCAGATCTGGGAGATCGATCTGAAGCAACAGATTGTTCTACGTTGTTTGTATCTTTTTCTGTCATATTATACTCCTTTAACTTTATTTAACATATTTTGCATACTCTTCAAGAGGCACACCTAGTTTTTTCGCAATTGCTACTTGACTCTGTGTGAGTTTAATTGTCCTACTGCGTGCTTTACTAGTTCTTCCTTGTCTTGTGGGACTAGCAACTCTCTGCACGGGAGAGCCAGAACTTTGTTCTCGAGGTTCATTATGGTTATTAATTGTGAATTTAGCAAGTCTTGCGTCTAATTCTTCATAATAACCATCCGTCGTACCATCAAAACCTTCTTCCATTAACTCACGATGTAGACCAAATGCAGCAAAAGTTGCTCCTTGATCTTGACCAAACCAGGAATTCCTAGCTGCCCAGTCTTGAGCTTTTTTATCAGGTTGTGGGTTTCCAGCATTACTAGGTACAAAAGCAGCAGTGTTAACTGGTTGCTCATTAGACCCTTCTGCTGCTTTTCTTTTTTTCTGCTCAGAAACACGACGTAAACTTTCTTTCTCAACAGAAAGTCTAGATAATTTTTCATTAGCGTTAATGATAGCATCTGTGTCACCTGTGTCAAAAGCATTTTTGTATTCAGCTTTTGCAGATTCTAGCTCAGTCCCTATCCTATTGTCATACTCAGAAAACATAGCAGTGTTCGCCGAGTCTGCTTTTACTTTTAATTTCGCATTTTCCTCTTGTACTTTCTGAGCCCAAGATAATGCCTCTTCGTTCTGTCTTTCAGTTTCTCTGAGTTTGTAGGTGAGTTTGTTAATTCTTTTTTGAACTCCTTCACCGTATTCTTCCTGTTCTGTTCTATCTTCTTCTTTTTCTACTTGTTGGTCTTCAACGACTTCAAGTTTTCCCTCTGTCTCAGCAGGAAGTTCTACTTCTACTGATTCATCCTTGGCAAGATTTTCTTCTTGTTGCATGGCGTCCTCCATGGTGGTTATTAATAATCTACTGCTTCTGGGTTAGGTATTTTAGCTAAAATCTCGTCGTCATTTAAAAGTCGAAGCTCTCCTCCGTCTATTTTAAATCTAGCTCCAGCATACCTGCCGAAAAGCACCCATTCTCCCTCTTCACACCAAGCACCTTCAGGAAACTTTACAGGATCCTTATAAGCATCTGGTCCAAGAGAAATAACATATCCTACGACTGAGGATACTGTGTCTCTTTCTACTGTGTCTTTAACTAATTGAATACCACCTTCTGTTACTGCAGATCTGCCTCTTGGTAGTATTAACACCCTATACCCTGTGGGTGTAGGAAGTTGGTCTTTTTCAGAAGCAATTTCTTCTGGTGATTTCACCTCTGCAGCTTCTGGCTTTACTGTTTTAACAGTACCAAAATTATCCACTACATCTGGAATTGTTTTATTAGTCATCGATCTCTTTCTCCATATTATTACGCAGGTCAATTATTTCTTGTTCGGCGGAGCGAAGACCTGATATCTCTCCAACGACACGCTGGTATTGCTCATGATTGGCAACACCACCTGATGAAAGCGTTTCCTCTAACGAGGATAAACGTTCGCGGTACTTTTTAAGTAAGTACTCTATAATCTTTATGTAGTCCATTAACCTTTAAAATGAAGTCCTTTGGTAGCTGCACCTGTGCCTCTAGTTTTTACTAAACCACCGCCACCATATTCTGGAAGCATTCCACCGTCTTTCATTTTGTACATGCCACCATCCATCATCTTTTTAGGTTTTTTCCCTAGTTTCTTTAAATCAGCACCAGTAATTTTATCTTTTGGGTCAGCTACTGCTGCTAATTTCTTTTGTTTTTTAGAATATTCTTTATTTGGCATATCTTTCTCCTTTAACGATATTTAGTTTTTTTCTTTCGATCTTTCATAACTGCTCCACAGCCACCATGGAATAAACCACCCTCAGCCATTTTTGCAGTTTTTGCAGCGTCTTTAAAATTTTGTGCTGTAGGTGCACCTTTATCTCCAACAGAACGCATCTTTTCACCCGAACCTGCTTTTATTCGAGCTCTTTTTTTCGCTATGTTTGCATATAGTCCTGGTGGTTTAGCCATTTTAATCTCCTTGGGGTTCACTTTTTTCTTCAGCGTCTTTTACTTGTCGTAATATTTCACTATAAGATTTCTGTGTTTTTAATTCTGCGTCCATAGCATCTTTTTCTCTTGAAGCAGCTATTCTTTGTTGTGCTATGTCTTCGTTTTTCTCTGCTTTAGCAAGTGTTGTTTGTGAGTCAATCTGTGCTTTTGTTAGTTCTGTTTCTGCACGCAACTGGTCTGCTTTAGATTTTCTTTGTATTTCCATACCCTGTAGTTCTAGCTGTTTATTAGCTAAGTCCATTTGAGGTTGTTGTTGAGCTATTTGTTGTGCTTCTATCAAGGCTTGTTCTTGCCCTGTAATTTGTTGAGTTGCTTGTGCTGCCATCATTGCTATCTGGTTCTGTACTTCCATAGGAACAGGTTGTCCTGGTTCTGGTAGTTGTGTACCTTGCTCTGCTAGTATCTGTTGCACCTGTAGTCTGTACTTCAGAGCTTGATGTTCTTGTATATGAGCTTGTAGCGCAGATAACGCAGTAGGGTTTTGTTGAACCATAGGATTCTGCATAAATGCCATATGTGTCTCTATGTGTGCGTCATGATTCTGTTCTAGGAATGCTTTTAATGGCATTCCCATCATAGCATCTTGGTTCTCTTGCACGGGGTCTTTTGGTTGGGCATCGTTTTCTGCCATCAAGATCTCATCAATATCTTGCACACCTAAAGCAGTATACATTTTGTAGTATGCTTGGCGTAAATTGTGTAATTGCGGAGCACTTTGAGCTAACTGCAGTTGAGTCTGGGCTAAAACAACTCTTTGACTCATGCTAAAGATATTTGGGTCACTTACAGGTATAACGTCAACTTGACCATCAAAATCCTTGGCATATACTAAACGAGAACCACCAACAACGTCATAAGGGTATTCTGTTGGTAGAGACTCTGAAAAAACTCTTGCAAGGAGCTTAAACTCCATTTTTTGAGCATAGTGTAAACGTTTGTGTATCGCAGACATGATTTTACTACCACGTTCCATCATAGCGATAGTTGTACCTACAGGAGCTTCTCCTCCCATATCACCCATCTTCATGTCAGCAATATTAGCAAAACGTTGACCACTTTCTACTAAAACACCTAAAAGTTGGGTCAATACACCACTTGGCTCTTTATAGGGCAGTGGCATAAGAGCATCACGTATAGTTCCTCCTGGAACGTCTACATCACGCCATTCTCCTGGTTCTATGGGTGTATCATCATCTCTGATTCGCATTCCTCTAGCTTTAAACCCTGCTGGAAGGTTGCTAAGTGTACCTGCGTCTATTAACTGCCTTAATATGGATGTTGCAGACTTACTTAGCCCACCAATCATGTGTATTAGACCAAATCCATAAAAACCAAGTCCTGGAAGGAACTTATAGTGAACAAAATAGTCTATTTTCCTCTTTAATGGGTCTCCAGGATTAAAATTCTTTCTAACAGCTAGTATTTGGCTACTTTCTTTGATTAAAGTAACTATGTATGGTAATGCTATGCCTGTAGGCTCACCGTCAACCATATCTTCAAAGCCTTCTAAGTCTAAATCTACATGCATTTCTAAAACAGTGTATGTTTCTGCTGTCGAAGGCTTAGAAACACCTGTTATATCGTTAATTTTATCCTTAACTCCTGCTGCATCACCTGCATAGTCATTAGCAGGAGTACCTATGTCTATATCTCTATATAAACCAGCTTGTTGCATTTTGCGGATGTGGTTTTCTGACATCTGTATGACATGTGTTGCTCTTGGGCAGTCCATTAAGTCTTTCGAGGCATAAGAAACAATGAAATCTTCAGCCATAACGAAACTGCTGACTGCTCTTGCTTTAGCTGGGTCGTAATAAACCTTTTTAAACGCAGATCCAGACAAAGGAAGATAGAATAATAACTGATCTAACTCAGGGTCATACTCCTCCATATTGTAGGTTATCTGGTAATTCATGAATTCTTTGACTCTTTGAGCCTGTTGTTCTTTAGCAACGTTTGCTGTGCCTAATATTTGGGCTTTCACAGGTCCATCAGCAGGCAAAAGCTCTTTATAGGCTTGAGCCTGGAACTGTGCTACCGATTCTGCTAGTAAAGGATGGTGTACACCACTCGCTCCAGGAAAAGGTTGTGTTCTATCTTCTGTTTTTATACCTAAAAGCTCTAAACCATTAGTGAAAGTTTCTAGCCATTCTCTTCTTGACTCCTCATCATCGTCAAAATCAGAGGATAACTCTCCGCAAAGGGTGGTTAGATCGTCTTCGTTTATTATTTCGGCTAGGTTTTGATTAAAGTCTTCATCTGGATCAGGAACTATGTCTATGCTAGATTCTTCCTCTTCACCTTCTATGATAATATTCTCTGGCAGTATTTCTTCCATCTCAGCTGGGAGCTCTACCTCAGTTGTTTCACCGTTTATTAACGACTCTAACATTGTCTTTTCTATAGCCATTTATTCTCCAATCGAAGTGGATAGTCTAAATCATACGTACAAAGTGCTCAATAGTAAACTCGTTTCCTTCTCACTATTGGTTCATCCTCATAATCTGTTCTCAATCGCACAAAACCTCCCTGCCTAAATCTCATAAGAGCCTGTGTCGTGCTGTCAACTAAATCGTCGTGTTCTCCATAAGGGAAATCAGAAACTTCATCTACTAATTCTTCTGCCCAGTTGTTTTCTGGAACCCATATATAACCACCACTAAAATATGGAGCACAAGAGTTCAATCGAGCAATCTTATCTTGCCCCCTGCTTGGCGTAAACGTTTGTACAGGGATACCTATGGCTCGTAATTCTTGCGTCAAGGGCATGCCAGATGCTTTACCTTCTATAATAACCGATTCAGGATTCCATTCTTTATATTGTTCAAGAGCTTTTCGTTTTAGTTCGGGGAAGTTTAGACGTTCTTTAATAGAATCCAAAAGAATAACGTGTGCTTCATCGCCTGCGTAGTTCTCATCTCCTATCTTTCCTTCTGGGTAAAAAACTCCCCACGTAGTAATGGCTGTATAATCGGCTCGTTCAGTTTTCAAAAAAGCCGTGTCGTAACTTTGTATAATGTAATCTACATGTGGTGGCTCGTCTCTGTCCCAAATTTTAAACCACTCTTTGTTTATTATCGATGCACCTTCGCCTGTTGGGTTTTGCATATATTCTGCAGTCCACTTACTTGGGGATATAGAGGCTTTGATTTTTTCTAACTCTGGTAGTGGCCAATATCCTGGCCAAAGAGGTTTCCCTGAAGGTAGAATGGCAGGGAGTTCTATTATCTCCCATTGGTCAGCTTCTTTAGATTCCATCATTTTCTTAATAACTCGACCAGTTAAATCTTTTTTAGACCATCGGGTCATAACCATTACGATAGCACCTCCTGGCTGTAGTCTTTGACGTGGACCAGTCATGTACCATTCATAAGCATCGTCCAATGCATTTGCACTCATGGCATCTTGTTCTGAATGTGGGTCATCAATAATAAATAGATCAGCACCACGACCAGCCAATGCACCACCTACACCTGAGGCGAAGTACTCACCGTTCATCTTACCATCTGTCGTTCTTGTTTCCCATCGACCAGCAGCCTTACTTTCTGGATTTAATTCCACATTAGGGAAGACTTCTTTAAATTGATCAGTGACAATTAAATCACGAATCTTACGACCAAAACGCACTGCTAAATCTGCCGTGTGGGTTGCTTGTATTATCTTTAACCCTGGCTTTTTGCCCACTAGGTACGCAGGGAACAGGTAGGAGGCGAATTCCGATTTAGTGTGACGTGGTGGCATATTAATAATTAACCGTTTAAGTTCGCCTGATGCGATTCGGTCAAAGGCTTTTGCCATTATACGATGATGCTCACCTTCTATAAAGTCACTCCACATTGTTTTGACAAAAGGCATAAAATTAGTTTGTATAGTCTCCTTTTTCTGGAGTGCTGCCAAACGTTCGGATAACTCAAGATGTTCCGAAAGTAACTCTTGAGGGATGTGCTCTAGTTCATTTTTCATATAAAAAACTTATTGCAAAATTTTTGGAGAACATTTGTCAGGAACCAACGTATGCTTTTATTATAAAGGGCTCTTCCAGCAGGGGGGTTAGGTCTTCTGGAGTCATGATACCCAGAGTCCACAGTAAAAAGAATCCTAGTCATTAGACTCCTCGCCCTTGTCAGTTTCAGAAGTATCTTCCGGAACATCAGTAGAGGAGTCAACAGTCTCTTGACTGGCGTCTATGGTGTATGATGTTGCTATTGGAAGAATGCCTCCTGACTGGTCGTGAAGTTGCTGTATTCTTTTGATAATATCTAGCTTGGTCATGTCCGATGTCTTATTGACTGTCAACTCCTTGCGATCTATATAAAGTCCTGCTGCTTTTCCCCTACTCACCTCGGCAGTTACAGCAGCACCAAAGGCATTGTTCGAGACTGCTTTGTCTCTTAACTGTTCTAGATTGCCAAGATGCTTTGATAAGGTGAGCGTCGCCCTTGCTGCTCCTCTGTTCTGGAGTTCTTGTATTCTGTTCTGGACCAATGGCTCATGGTTGGCGAGGAATGCTCCTGCACGACCAGCGTTGGCATTTGAATAGCCAGCAAGGACGGCTGCCTCCTTTAAGCTAGTTCCTGAAGCAACAAGCTGACAGAACTTTTCCTGCTTCGGTGTCAGTTTCTTTTCCTTGAGATTACTTTCCATGTTTGAGCTATCCCTCCTGTGCTCTATATAAGCGTATTGCAAAGCTGGTAATCATTATTCTACTACTATCTACCTGCTATCAGCAAGTACTCTCATACATATCTCATATTGGTTGTAAGAAGTAATAGGAGTCCAATACCCATTGCTAATACGCTGTGATTACTTCTACAACTACATCTAGAGCACATCGTATTAGCCTATTAGCTGTTTCGAAACTTATCAACAAACAACAACACAAAATCCATTTCTCATGTATAGACAATATATTACCCTTTCGATAAGTCGACTGCCATTGCGACTCCTTCGGAAATAACCACAGTCCACAAGCAAAAAAATGGCTCCCGAAGGAGCCACTAAAACTTGGGGGAAGTTTTAACTAGTCATTAGAACAGTGTAAAGAGTTTCTCTTTGACCTGTTTCGTCATTAAATTCTTCGTCATACTCAACATAAGCAATATTGAAAAGGCTACCTATAGTGCCTTCAGCAGATTTTCTACCCCAGCCATTATCTGTTAGAAGGTCAAGCATATCTCCCATCCACGCATAGTTAGTAGACTCTTCGTGACTACAATCTTCCATGTAGAAATCTCCATCTTCTATCCATTTGTTTAGAAGCTTGGTAGCTTCGATTTGGTTTTTAGTTAGTTCGTTCATATAATTCTCCTTTAGTTAATATACAGTCATCATGTTCCTCCTTATTCTAGAAGTAAAGGAGTTTGTTAAAAAAAGTTAATTTATTTATACACCTATTTCGATAAGTCCACTCTCAGTCGGACTCTCGCCCAAAACGCACACCACACATACACACAAAAATGGCTCCCGAAGGAGCCACTAAAACTTGGGGGAAGTTTTATAAACCGTAATTCTCTCGGCAGATAGGACCAATACCTAATTTAATAGACTCCTTATTAGTTAGCTGTCGTGAGCAGCAACCACATCTACCAGACTTTAACCCATAAGCCTTAACTTCTTGTAAGGGATTCTGGGCGATGGCTTGGATATTGTCAAGATGCTCTTTAGCTACTTTATATCCGAAGAATTCGCCGTCAGCATTTATTTTACCTAGATATTCGCCATTAAAAGCAACATACACACAATTAGGGTTTTTACCACTGCTAGGAGCAAGAGTAAATTTATACCCATCACCAGCAATTATCTTAGCTTTTAGATTTTTAGCATCGGCAAGTAATAGCTTATCTTTAA